ACCGTCTATGACAGGCATCATAATATCGCTGACTACAATATCTGGGATGCGGCTAAGCCCTGTGACAGAGATGAAATATGTGGAAGGGCCGTCAAGTATAGCGTTTGTCAACACTGCGTCGATGACATTGGTAAGCGAGATAAAGTCATAAGTGCTAATGGAAGAAGACCCCGCAATTCCGGTAATCGTCAAACGGCAGTAACCCATCACGAGCAGCACCCGGTACGTGGCCCCGGCTCCTACACATCCAATGTCGGTAATTTGCGCGTCCTCGTTAGCGCCAGACCCCACCAGATACACAAGGTTGTCAATTAGGTGATCGGCAAAAATGCGGTTGATATAAACGTGACGACTAAAGCCCGTGCCGTGCGTGTAATAGATTGCATTGTTCCACGGCCCGACGCAAAGCCAATCTTCAAACCATCTATCACCGGTCTGACCATTTTCGGTTGTATCAGACAGAACCACCGCTTTAGAGATGCCCTCCGAGAAGTTGTTTACAACGATATGCTGTAATTTTAGACCTGTGTTGCCATCATTGTTGAACTTATTAAATACAGTGACATCTACAGAGCCGTTTGTACTGTATTCAAAGTTCTTAATCAACATGCCGTTGTTGTTGGCAAAGTTCACAGCGGTTGTAAACCCGTATACGCTGCAATCCTCCAGAGTGAAGAATCGTGCCCACTGTACTTGAAATGCAACGCTAGCGGCAGTCGCTGGATTTTTAAGGGCCACTGTGACGCCCTTAAAAGTCACGTTTTCAAGGGTGCCACCATAGTCTACAGAGCTATCCTGTGCGCCCACGATAGAAAACGCAGGGCTAACGGCATTGTTAAAAATGAAATAAGGGATCAATATTGCCCGGGGTCGGGACGCGGCACCGATAACGGTGGTATCTCTTTTAACGGTGATAGTCCCGGTGCAATAATACTGACCCGTAAGGATAATAGGCTTGTTTGCGGTTGCCGCATTAAAAGCGGCCCTTACTGCTGCGGTGTCATCCGTAGAGCCGTCGCCCTTCGCGCCGTACATTTCGGGAGTAACGAACACTTCCAGATTAACAGTGGATTTTTTCAGATCGTTGATGGCGTTCTCCCGGGCCGTTGTCTCTTCGCCAATAGCCGTCTGAAGCTGTGTGTCTGCGTTTTCTCTGGCCGTTGTCTCCGCGCCAATAGCCGTCTGGAGCTGCGTGTCTGCGTTTTCTCTGGCCGTCTGTTCTTCGGCAATGGCGTTTTTTCTGGCCGTCTGCTCTGCGGTAATAGCCTGCTGTAGCTGTGTGTCGGCGTTCTCCCGGGCCGTTTTCTCTGCGCTCAAGCCCTCATTAAACGTAGTCACAAGGTAGTGCAGAACTTCATTTGTGGAGCTGCTCACGCAGTTCGAGCCGGGCACATAGGCATCACCGGCGATCATTGCTCTTGTGACACGTACCAAAGCGCCGTTGACCCATACAAGATCGTTGGCAGCTCTATCTGCTGTCGCGGTGGGGCTGTGCCCCTCATCGTCGGGAGTAATGGCTTTTTTCACATCGGCCCAAAGTTCATCGAAATTGCCGATTTTGGTCCAGAACTCGGTACGGTCCAGAGAAACACCGGACGGCACCGGCTGCACGGAAAGATAGGCGTTGCCGTTGCTGTCCACAACAACGGTGTTTGCCTCATACTGGCTTGTGATGTTCCACTGAATAGGGTTTGCATACTTGATCGTGGCCAGGCTGACGAAATTCGTCAGTTTGGTATTGAACTCGTTCAACTCATCCATAATCCAATCAAGATTGAGATCATGGAAATTGGTGTAGGGCGCTTTGTGAATAGGATTGATACTCATTATCGCATCTCCTTAATATACCAGCAAACAAAAGTTTGCCCGGATGTCCGTAACGATTTTATGAACTGCATTCTCCATTGCAAGAGTCAACTCTTTGGCAATAAGGTCTTGCGGGTCTCGTCCTGCCCGGCCCTTCTCGGTCACGGTATTTTTGTAGTCGTCGTGCAACTCCGATGTGTTGTTATCGGTAGTGGTCTGATCGGTGGTGGTCGTGTCCGTGCCGCTGCTGGTAATGGTGTTCCCAGTTCCCAGGGCCGTTGTGCTCTTTTCAGCGGTTTGCAATGTCCCGCTGTCGAACCCCGTTACATCCCGTGTAGTGCTGTCGCTGCCTGTATTCTGGCCTGTGGTGGTCAGGTTGGGCGCTCGTGTAGTTGTTCCCTTCACGCCGTTTGTGCGGTTGATCGTGCCGCCGCTGGTTCCTGCATGGTCGGTGGTTCTGGTTCGGTCATCGGAAGCCAAAGCATCGTATTCAAGGCCCAGCGCCTTGGCGTACCGGGTCCAGCTCGGGAGCATGGTTTCAGAATAGACGCCCAGCGCCCTGCGCATAGTGGGGCCGTCCGCGTATAATACCTCCAATTCTAGCGTATCAAACAGTAATTGATTGCAAACAGCGTCTTTAGAGACATTGTCAGGGACTTTCAAGTCGTCGAACAGTTTGGGGTATCTTGCCAACAGGCCGTTAAAGCTCAATGTTGCGTGCATCGTTGTTCACCTCCTGCGTCCCCGTGTCGGGCGGAAAACGCCAATCGACCCATAAAGTAGATTTGTCAATTCCAAAGAGCTTGTGGACCCGCTCACACCCATGCTGCAAGCTGTCCAACCATAGCGACGCTTTGGCGGCTGTCTCAACGTTGTTAGAATTGACTTCGTCAGTCAGCATCCGCTCTTTCTTGCTGGTGTTGGTGTTGGGAATTCCGACTTCAGTATCGAACAGGGCTTTAATGGTTTTAAGGGCTGTCAACAGTTCGTTGGTGATGAAGTTCCCTTTAAGGTCTGTCGCAAAGTACATCCAAGGGGCTTGCCCGGATGCCCCATTTTTAGGCGCTTTGAGCAATGAGGAATCCACAAACACGGCGGGGTCGCCCTGCATGATCTGGTCGAACATCTTTTTAAAAGATTCTGCACCGGCCTTGTTACCAGCTGCGAACACATACGCCAACCGGCTGTTGATTAAATTGCTCTGGATGGTCTGGGCCGCAAGGGCCATCATATCCCCATAATAGGCCACAATATCCACCATACCGCGGTAATCGGGCTGCAAATTGATGATCTCGCACTGCTTCCCGATTTGCAAATAAGGGGACCCTTTGATAAAAGGGTTTGCAATGATGGAGTGTGTGGGATTGTAGAAAATGTTAATGCCGGTCAATCCCATTCGGTCATATACCAGACCGTAGCGGTCAGTATTAAACACCGTAACGCCGCCGGAACCGAAAACAAGATACTGCAAGCGGTTACTGGGCCATGTGTCGGGGAGCGTCCACCGGACCATAGACACCGCTTCTAGGAACAGATACTTACGGAAATAGTAGGACAAGCTGTTTCCTTTGGTGTGCATTACGGAGGGAGTAACCGGGGACACATGGGCGTTGATTTGCTCGTAACTATATGGAGCGCTCATAACAGACGGCCTCCTTTCGCCATTTTAAACAGTAACCACACCGGCAATTTACCAGCGGGCCACGGACCCGGCCCGGGGCCTGGGCCAGGCCCGGGGCCTGGGCCAGGTCCTCCGCCGGAATCCCATTCGACGTCCCATGTGCCGACCTGATTCGGGATTCTGATAATGCTGGACGGGTCCCGCAGGTTTCCGGCGGCATCGGCGTACTCCCAATGCGTGTGGATGCCTGTGGCGTTGCCGGTTTTGCCCTGCGTGCCGATAAACTGACCCTTTGCAATCGTGTCGCCAACGTTCCAAATTTGCGAGGCAAAGTGCGCAGCTCGCCAAGTGGTGCCGTCGGCCATTCTGACTTTGATCATATTGCCCCATGACTGATCGCCCGAGGTGCTGCCGTTCCAGTGCTGGGCCACAACCACAACGCCCGCCTCGGGCGCGTAGGCTTTATGATTGCCGTGCACCGTGTCTATGCCCCGGTGGGGACTTCCGTCCGAGTACGCCGGATAACCGGCGGTCACTCTGATTGGCGACACGTCAGTAATACACTGTTTGTAGACTGCCATTGTTTGAGCCTCCTACTCTAAAAAGAATCCATTTTTCATATAGCTTTTGACGCTGTCAATCTCGGCGGCTGTAGCGGGCAACGCAATATCGGGGTCATCTACCATCATGAAACCCGGGATACTGAACAGCTGCACCTTCTGACACAGTGGCCGCCCGTGGTGCTCGTTGTTGTCGTCCACAAGATCATAAAACGCACCTGTCAAATATGGGGTGATGCCATATTTTGCAACGCTGGCCACACCACCTTTTGATTGACTCGAAACGGTCATTTGCTGGGCCCCGGATGCAATGCCGTTTATAACATCGCCCCCACCAAAAAAGGATTCAATACCGCCTGCAACAGCACCCACCGCGGTTTGAATCAGCCCGCCCAAACTTGCTAATTCATTTACATTGGTTGTGATCTGAGCCAGCTGCACAGGTACCGAGACGTTACCGGACGTGGAAAAGAAAATTGTATTGAAATCTTTATTAAATGACAAGTCCAGTATTGCATCACCGGTACGGTAATCAACAGTTAATCTACAATACAACGTGCTTTGCAACACAAACAGGTTAGCATTTAATTTGATTTCCCCAAAGGGCGGACAATACAGCGTATACTCGGAATAGGGTGCACCGTCTGTATAAACGCCCCTTGTAATGTGCTGCGGATGATGGGGGGTTGAGATGCTGAACGTAAAAACGTTTTTGTCATTGGTATTCTGAATGACATAAGCGTTCCCCACGTTTTGCATTTTCCACCAACCGACGGGGATTTCTGTTATGGGGGTGCCAATGGCAGCGTTGCCACACGGTATCCAAAACGCTTTTGAAATGTACTGAATAGGATTGAACAACGCTTTAGTTAAGTTGCTGCTGATCTCTTCGGCGCTAATATCCAGATAATCAGTATTTTGCAAAAGAGCCGCCATAAGCTTTTGAAACGTGGTGCCACTCATTGCAAAATAAATCGCGCCACCGAATGTCACATACCCAGGGGCATTGACGGCCACAACAAAAAATCCTTGACTACCACTTTCCGGGTCATCCGTGAACGGCGTTGAATTTGTATAAATGGTTCTCGTGGTGATCGTTGCTTTGGTGGGGTACAAATTATCTGCAATTTTTGGGTCAAACTTTGCCGACGATCTAACCACATATTCGGTAGAATACCCGATCTCGTCGCGGTAGCTTGCCAGCGTATCAACAGTTAGCGAGGCATTCCAGAGACCGTCGACATACGTCCAATTTTTGACCCAGTAATACCGGCTGAATGTGGGAAGGTAGCAATAATTGTACCCGGTGGGGTCGCTTTGTGTTGCAATCTTGATTTCGGGGTCAATGATGTTGCAAGGGGCTTTAAGGTCAATTCCGAACTCCTGCCCACCGCTGGGCCGCTTTGTGCTGTTTGTGCGCTTTGCAAACTGATAAAAGGTAGCTTGCATTTTGCACCTCCTATAAAATAACCGGCGGGCAGATGCCCGCCGGTGCCGGTCAGGACTTCGAGGGGTCCTCGTCCTTGTGCGTGGTGGTTTTCAGGGTGGAGGGGTTTGCCTGGGTACCGCTCGGCGCGGTAACGTCTCCGGTGGTCATCAGGAAGAGCACGGCGTTCTCGGTGAAATCGTCGTACCACGACCACCCGTAGTGATACCAGAAATTCGTATACAGGCCACGGGCGTTCATGGGCGTAGAAACCACGCGGGACAGCTTCGGAGTGTATCCGATGGCATCCCAGTCCAGCAGGCATCCGAACACATTGGTGAGCTTCACCGCGTCACACTTGTAGGCTTTCCCGGTAGTGTTGGTCACGATAGGAGTGGCAGAGATGGTCTCGCGCTCGCCGATGTTCTGCCAGAACGTAACCTGTTCGGCATCGCGGTATTTCAGCATGTTGTCATGGAACACTTCGGGAATCACGCGGGCGTCGATCTGGCTCTGCGTACCGCTGTACAGATAGAGGTGCTGACGATCATACGGAGTGTGTCTCATGATGTTGTACGTCGTGCCGCCAATCTCCCAGTTCTGATGCCAGTTGATGGTACGTTCCTTCATCAGGCGGGAAATGTCATTGATACGGCCATAGGCGTATTTTGCAAATCCCGGGAAGTTCGCTTCTTTGTACACGTCCTGCACGGTCAGTTCCGTGCCCTGCTGGGCGTTGTACTCGTCGAGCAGATAAATGACGCTCTTCGGGCTGATCGCAGTCATGCCGGTCAGATGATTGGCCATCAGGTTGTTGGCAAGGTTACGGCGGTCCGCCTCGATCTGGTTCGACAGATGCAGCACGAACGAGGACCAGAACTGCGCCAGTTCCTCGGGGCCTTTGAAGGCCGCTTCCATCTGGGTATCAGCTTGCGTGTACACCCGGCTGTAGTTAGTCTGGCCATAGTAGTTAGTTTGAAGGACTTTAGGCTTGTGGACTTCGTACATATCCACGCTCTGGCCGTTCGCCAGCGCCCACGCCTTATCGGTGACGGGGTCAGTATCGCAGAAATTGATCTTCCGCACATGGTTCGACCAGTCGTCGCCGGTGACCTGCAAGCGCTTCAGGGGCGCATCGTAGGGGCGAACGGCGAAAATGGTACGGCCCAGCACCTGACTGATCGCTTTGGTGTAATTGTCGGGACCGGTCTGCATCGTGGCCTGCGCAACAGAAACGAAATCGTATGTGTTCACGATGGGCGACGTCGGCGTCTGCCCGGTGGCCAGTTTGTTGATCTCTGTCAGAATTGCGGCAATGTCCGCAAAATCCATACCGGTTGGCATATTACTTCACTTCCTTTCCATAAGTCGGGTCGATGATTCGGGCCGTCACCGTAGCGGCATCTGCCGCCGGCTGCTGCTGGATGCCAAGGCCCAGCGCGTTTGCCTGTAGCGTCTGCGTCATAGTCTGCATTGCCTGTGCGCTGGTCTGCTGGCCCTGCAAAATCTGCTGCAGCAGGGTCTCAAGGCCGTCATACTGCGGCACGGGCTGCGATGCGGGCTGCGGCACGGGCTGCGGTGCGGGCTGCGGCACGGGCTGCGGCACGGGCTGCGGCACGGGCTGCGGTGCGGGCTGCGGTGCGGGCTGCGGTGCGGGCTGCTCCATAGCTTCGATCTCTGCTTTGGTGTATCCGGCCATAGCAAGGGCCGCTTTTTCACTGATTTTCAACTTTTGGTCGCCTCCATTACAACGTATGTGTCATGTGCCAAGCATTTAACTACTTGGTCTTTGTCTCCTTTGGTGACAGGGCCCACCGCGCAACATTGCCGCGTGTGGGCGACGTCTGCCCAGTCGCTATAGTAGCCGATTTTCAAACGAGCGCACAGGTCAGCCAGCAGAAACGCGCGCTCGTTTGTGATCGACTGGGCGAAAATGATATAACAACCCATGGTTAATCCCCCTTGAGTTTTGCAAAAATTTTAGTAAGAGGCCCCACCAATTCAGGGTTGATCGTTCCGATATTCTCGATAATGCTGCCAATTTCCATCAAGACAAAATAGGCGCAACCGATGGCCGAGAAAGACACATCGACGTTGACGCCCACAATGGGCAAGTAAAAATCAGCGGCAGCAAGCAACCCCACGGCCAGAACTTCCCCGAGTTTGTGATAAAACCCCTGACGCATCACGCTGGAATCGAAACCCGTGGTAGAAAAGGCTTTTACCATACCACTGACAACATCCATACCGATAAACACCAGAACGGCCAGAATTGCATAAACGTTCATATAACATCACCTCCCATACAGATACAAGTAAATCCCAGGTTCTTGCGCTGGCTGACGCATGCCCGCCCCTTCTGGGGGCTGCCTGTGGGCACCTGGGATTGACTTTAATATATACTACCCGTATAAAAAAGTCAAGTGCCGCAATACTCGCGAAAAAAAATTTCATCCGAGTAACGCTCAAACTCAATTTGCCTCTGCAAATACGCGGGCCAGATATACCCATACGCGGCCCTGAATCGTTTACGCTCATAATCGCCAGTGCCATATGTGGGCATCTCCCCCGACCTGTGGCGGCACACATAGTAAAAGGGTTTGCTCTTATGCTCATAGATGCAGCACCGCCCAATTTGAACAAGGGGGTAGTATTCCCGGAGGGGCCGAGATACAACAAGACTTTTCTCCTCGGCGCTGTACTGGTTTTCAATAGCGGACCTATAAAAGTCCGTTCCGGTCATGGACCTATAGAGGGCCGTATTGGCTTTCTCTTTGGCAATTGGGCTGTCCACAAGATCGATCAACAGAATGCCTTTATCGGCCAACAGCTTTACGCGCTCTTTCTTGCCAATCATCTTTTCGACTGTATCGGTGATTTCCCACTGCATATAATAGGGGTTTGCCATGCCTACAGCGTTTGACATACATAGCAACGTCAAGGGCTTTTGCCCTTGCAATTCGCGGTTACGGTTGACCGTCTCATAAATGTTGGCAAGGCCTACACCCTCGCCCCGCCGGTAATAGTCGGATTCTTCTTTCTGGTATTCGTCCAAGATAATTATATTGGTATGGGGGCTTGAAAAACCACGGGTACGAGCAAAAGTCACCACACTACCCACTACGCCCGACATCTTGGCCGGTTTTATGGGCGCTCCTGTATCCGTGTAGGCTCCTGCATTGCCCACTTCATACAGTCCCGCTATTTTGGGCAATTTGAACGGGGCGTAATGTGTTTGCAAATCGTCGTTCAATGGAGACCACGGCCACATACTGGGCGATGCACAAATAAGTTCCGCCTGCTGCGGCGTGCGGCGCAGATATAGAAATTCTTCCTCGGTCTGATGCACGTGCTTCAATGCTCCATAAGTCTTGCCGGTACCACGTCCGCCCCAAATAAAAATAATAGATGCTCCGGTGGACAAAATGCCATCTTTTTCGGAAAAATTCGGCCAACCTTCATCAGTGTACAGTTTGATCATCAGACAACCTCCATAATCTTGTACCCCAGTATCTTTGCGTATTCGTCGGTAATTCCCAATGTGTACGTATTATCACAAATACACAGGTTTCTTGTTATATGTACCGTGTGCCCATCAACCACAAAATCGGGCACATTGGGCCGGTCATTATAAATAACCTGATTTCCGGCGGCAAGACAAAACGTAAAGCCGGGCTTGAATACCTCAAAACCACCCCAAAGGGCCAGCTCCAAACCGCCTTTCCGCTTGCTAACTCCTGCTATGGTAGTAGTAATTGGCCCGCCCTTTTTATAGGTAGTCGCGTATTTTTTTGCGCCCCACGTCATAAACTCCTCATAGCGGCGCTCTTGCTCATACACGCCCATATAATGAATATTGCCTTTTGGGTCTGTAGCGCAAGCGCCGTTATCTTTCGCCAGCTGCTTCACAGATTTGTTAAACTCCGCTAAATCAATATTGCCCATGTATTTGACGCTGTCAGTGTCGCAGTACACACCATTATTGCCTGCGGCCCATTGCGCTATTTTTAGGCGCTTGCGAGTGTGGGCCGTTGTCCATACGCCCCATTGGTAAGGCAAAAACAAGTGGGGGCGATGCTCGTTATAACTGCCCTCCGGGTCGTCGGTGCATTCACTCCAAAGATTGTCGGGGTCGTCCTCGTCAAAAAGTGTGTCCAGCTGCAAGGGGTCTTGTGCGGTCATGCCGTAGTAGCTATTGAGATCGCCCTTGGCCTTGACATAATACAAATCTTGTCCGGCCACACCTTTAAGGGATGTTTTGCCGGTGTAACTCTCTTTTACACAATCCGTCAAGGGCTTTGGAAGTTTGCCATAATCGGACGTGTACAGGTTCAGAACGTTAAGAGCGTCCCAGTCATATTCTTTGGCAATGATTCTAAAATCTATATCGGTTATGGTGATCTCCAACTGTTCAGCAGACAACAGACGGCCATTGTCGTTAATGTATCCTTCACAATGCCGAACCTTTGCAAGGGGGATATATGGAAACCCCCACCATTTAAAGCGTTGGTGCAAACCTTTCACTTGCAAGCGCATCAAGCAAGCCTTGCCGTGCCTCATACATTGCAGCAACCTCTCTACGGTGGCCGGTTCCTGCCTAAATGGTGTCATAGGAAAATAACATTCGCATTGAACGGCAGGATAGGCGCTCGACATATCCACGGAACCGACGTTTTCCAAATGGAGACCTACATAATACCGATTCGCATGGGTGTCACCGCCCCGGAACGCCTCCCGCAACATTTGGTATAGGTCCCACGACGGCAAAAGGCGCTTGACCCGTTTAATGCCCCATTTATAGATTGCTTCGCGTGCCATTCGTCGGACGTATCCGGTGCGCGTTAGTGGTAGAGTATACAGATCGTCGCCGTCTCGGTTCATCTCGATTAACAGGCACTCCACAATACACCTGACATCATTGACACAATACGCTAATTCTGTAGACGTTAAAGAAGTCCATGGGTACCGAACTTTGGAATAATCAAGTGCCCCGGTCAATTTGGCATGTGGGGCACCTAGCTGTTTGCCCCAGGCATCAAGGGACAAATTGCTGTGCCGCATACTGCATCGGTACTCAATAGCGCGATTGTCGCATTTTAAGACCCTACGGGGTTTGCTGGCGAACACATCACCCGGGCCAAAATCCAGAACACCCGACAAATATTGAAATTCATGTGCAAGATTGTGAACGTACATGCACAAATACCAATCACCTTGCGGGCCGCTGTTTGCTTGCAAATAGTCGCTGATTGCTCCCGTAAAGTTCAGCCACTCGCCCCACGTCCTACCAATAATGGTAATATCCAGACCGAGTTGACACTGCCAAATATACATTATGGTATGTGGATTGTCGTCCGCATCAACACATACTCGGCTAGTCTCAATATCAAACGCACACGGCATATTCACATATAAGCGCTTCTTGTTCGTTTTGCGTTTCTTGCCTTTTGTGTGTTTGCGGTCTAGATGCTCCATAAGCCACGGGACAGGGTTGTAATTACAAGCCTCCGCCGAAACCTCCGCGCAGGTCGGCGGAACTGCTGCCTTCGCTATAGTCCCATTCTTTGCCATAGTTGACCTCGCCTTGCTGCCACTTTGCAAAATCGTCGATACTGACATTGTAGCCGCCTTTCTCGCGCCAGTACATAACCGGCTGGTCGGACGGATAGTAATATACACCCGATGCTTTCACGATCTCCCACCACTCCGACAGAGCAGTATATTGATCCTCGGGCACGTCGGCTACATCAATACCACCGACTTTCATTTTTTGCTTGAATTCCTCACGGGCTCCGCCAACGGTGGAACCTTTAGAACGCACAAAACGCGCTACATCTGCGAGCGCCTGTTCCAATGCTTTACGGTCCCCGCGCATTGCCTTCAGGGTGGGAAAACCTCCGGCAAATTCTTTATAAACGTCGCTTGTGCCGCTGATGGGGTCCGCGGATAGGCGCTTAATACGCTTCTGCGCAATGTCGCGCAGTCGGGTGTATTCTTTGCGCATCTGATTATCTGGCCACGATTCCAACGCATAGGGGCTATATAGCTCAGCACTGTATTTAAGGGTAGCACTTGCTTTAGCTGCACCTACTGCCATGCTTCTCGCGCTCCTTTCTATCCATTATCATATAATACCAGTTCAAAGGGTCCGCTTCAATGCCCAATCCGTTGAAAATGATTTTGGCCCATTCAGAGCGGAAAAACTCAACGTCTTTGTCTGCTACTCCACTATATACAATGGCAGAGGCAAGATATATCATTGAATCGTCGCAGTTCAGCAAGGATACTCTGTTATCTTTACTTTTCATGGGGCCTCCTATAATAAATATGGCCGCCGCATGTGCGGCGGCCATTGGGTAGATCAAACCAGATTCAAAGACAAAACCTGACCTTTTTTGGTGCTGATAAGAACAGGCTTAATCTTCACCGGCTCCGTCCACGTATCAGGGGTACCGAGCAACGTAAACATCCGCTTCAGAGACTGATACACGCCCACGGAAACGCACGCATACGACTGACCATCTTCGGTAATGAGGACAACGCGGGGTGCAATCGTCTTGCCCTCGGGAACATCGTCCTTGCTGACCTCCACGCACTCCACAGACACATGAACCAGCGACAACACCTCATTGACGTGTTCCTTCAACTTGTTGGCGGGGTTGCTCGTGGCATTGTAGAATGCAACTGCGGCAGAGCGGTCAGAGAGGTTCATATCGGTGTACCCAACGCCGGTATTCATCACATCGGACACCATCACAGCGCCATTGTTTTCGGACTTCATCATTGCTTCAGACATAATATAGCTCCTTTCATTATGTGCCCTGTCATTATCAATACCGGGCGGGCGGTCCCGGTAGACGGCCCGGAGGCCGTTTCGACTAGTTTTTGTTATATAAGGAGTACATAGCCTGCACCCCGTCACGCACACGGACCGCACCCTGATACATAAGATCGGCTGAAACGCAAGTCCCTTTAAAGCCCTCAAGGGTGCGTACTTGCTCGTTGCAATGGATGAGAGCTTGCTTATAACCGGCCAACCATGCCCGATCTTCTGCGGCTCTGGTGGCCTCCTTGGGGTCCTCATACTCGCACCACGTCAATTTGCCGTCCGGGTGAATCTCGATAATAAATTTACGCATTTCCATTTGTATAGTCTCCCTTCTGCCGTCCAAACATAATCATTGCAAGACTGACAAGCACCTTAATACTGTCGATGATGTCATCCTCGGTCAGTTTTCGCAGGTTCTCACCATCAAGAGTAATGTTACCATCGGTAAAAGTGATTTTAATCATGACTTCTTTTTTTCATTGGAAACCCCTTTCTTGTTTCTTTCATTGTCTATATTATACCATACACTAAATTGTATATGTTGCTATTTACATTGTAAAAATTGCTGTACTCCCCTACCCTAAGGGGTATGGGTACTATATTTTGTGTCTATTGACATTTTGCACAAAGTTTTGACCGTTGGGGAAGAAAATTTTGTGCAATCTGCTATTACGTAGATCGGAAGAGCACACGTCTGAACTCCAGTCACATTCCTTTATCTCGTATGCCGTCTTCTGCTTGA